GAAAGTGTTAGGGCAAGGATTGCTAAAGTTGAAAAAAGTCCCCTTATAGGTGAAATTGCTTCTACTATGGGTATAGGTAGTAGTGTAGCTGATTTAAAAGAGCAGGAACGAGATCTTTTATCAACTCAAGATAAAATTCTTACTGCTATGGAAAACGAAAGTCTTGCTGCTTATAAACTTAAAGACACTTCTGAATCAAAATTGGAACTTGATAAAAAAGCACTTGAACTTTCTGAAAAACAAGAAAAAGCTTTAATTAGACAATTAGAATTTGAGGGCAAAATAAACCAATCTAAAATGGAACTTGCTAATGCAGTTATTGATGCTCAAATAAAAGATCAACAAAGATTAAATACTACTAAAGTTGCTGGTTATGAATTAGAACGTAAACAAAATGATGAAGCTTTGAGTAGAAATGAAATTTCAGCCAAACATAGATATGATGTTGAAATTGATTTAATTCAAAAACTTAAATCTGCGGAAATTCAAAAACTTAATGACATTGAAAGTTTAGAAAAACAAAAAGTAGCTACTAAAGTTTTAGATGTTGATAAAGCTTGGCTTGCAGTATTAAAAGTTGAGGATGATTCTGGTAAAAAAGGAACCGTTAATAAATCATCTATGGCAATGGGTCCTGGACAAGCAATGCCTAGAACTTTGGCTGGTATCAACGAAAAAGGAGTAGATGTTGGTGTAGGTTTTGGTGTAGCTAGATTTAAACCTGCTGTTGATGAAAACCTAATGGGTATGTTAGGTGATTATAAAAAAGTTCAAGATTTTGCCACACGGCATGATGCTGAACTAAAAGAATGGTCTGAAAAATATTGGAAAGCTTTAGTTTTAAATTATGGAAGTGTTGAAGAAGCTTTAAAGCATTATGGTGATGGTACAGTTGACTATAGTAATAAGGTTATGGCAGCTTACGCTATGATAACAGGTGCTACAAAAGACCAAATTAAATTAGATTCCGATGCAAAAGATACTCTTGATGATAAAGCAAAAGCAACAGCTAAATATGCTGCTATGGAACAAGATGCACGAAATAAACTAATTAAATCTTCTTATGAATATCAAAAGATGTTGGAAGAAGAGCAATTAAAAACTATTAAAATTACAGGTACTTCAAAACAGTATAGGGATGCTAACTTAGCTTATCAAGAAAAGTATAATGTTGAATTACAAACAGCTATAGCTATTCACGATAAAGTAGGTGAGGGTATAATTAGAACTCGTATGGCTGCTGAGAATAAACAACCGTTTTATGATCTTCAAAAGGATAATGATTCAATTATTCAAATGGGGGAAACACAATCCAAATTTAATGACCAATTACTTAAAACTCGTGCTTTGTTAGAAGACGGTACTATTAAGGAAAGTGAGTTTAAAGCCGAAGTGGGTAAGTTAGCTAAAGCTTATAATGAACAATTTATAGAACCTGCTGAAACTTGGACTAAAAGAATGAGTCAATTTGCAATTCAAGCTGCAAGAAATATGCAAACAGGCTTTGCTCAATGGCTTTATGATCCATTTAAGGATGGACTTAAAGGTATGCTTAGTGGTTTTATAGATATGTTGCGTAAAATGGTCGCTGAAGCTGCTGCTGCTAAAATTTTTGATTCACTTTTAGGTACTAAAAATTCTAAAGGTCAAAATACAGGTGGACTTTTAGATAAACTATTTTCAGGTTTTGGTAGTGCTGCTACTACTGCTATTGTTGCTGCTGATGGTGGTGTATTTTCAGGAAAAGGTATTTCAGGCTACTCAGGAAGTGTGGTTAGTTCACCTACAGTATTTCCATTTGCAAATGGTACTGGTTTAATGGGTGAAGCTGGTCCTGAAGCTGTTTTACCATTAAAAAGAACCCCTTCCGGAGCTTTAGGTGTTCAAACGTCTGGTAATAAAAGTAGCGGTGATACTATAAACAATGTTACTATTAATGTACAAGCTGCTAAAGGGGATAGTCCTACTGATACTGGTAATAAAGCTGCTGAAGCATTTATGAGAACTATAGCAAAACAAGAAATAACAAATGCTAACCGTCCTGGAAATCAGTTAAATAGAACTACTACTTTTGGAGCTTAGTAATGCCACAAGCAATGCCTTTAACCACAAAAATCTCTGAAAATAGTACTAAAAATTCATCTTACAAAACTTTAACAAGTAGATTTGGTGATGGTTATGCTCAAAGAGCTCCCGATGGTACTAATAATAAAATTGATGTTTGGGATTTAAAATGGTCGCCTTTAAACTTAACTGATAGAAATACTGTAGTTGCCATATTGGATGCAGTAGGTGGTTGGGATTATATAACATGGACACCTCCTGGAGAATCAGTTTCAAAAAAATTTGTAATAATTTCGGGATATAGTGAAAGTTATGTATCAACTTATTATAATATTAGTGTTAAACTAGAACAAGTTTTTAACGTATAATTTAGGACATAATTATGGCAGATAATACAACTTTAAATGTAGGTGCAGGTGGCGATATAATTGCATCTGATGATATAGGTGGAATTAAACATCAACGTGTTAAAGTAGTTCTTGGTATTGATGGAGTTAGTAATGGTGATATTAGTTCAACTAATCCAATGCCTACTAGAGTTCCACAAGTTACTGGTACAAGTAGATCAGGTATTACTTCAGCTACAGTAAGTACAAGTACTGTTTTAATGGCTGCTAACACAGCTAGAAACGGCTGGCTTGTTCGTAATACCCATGCAACTGCATCCATTTGGATTAATGAATTAGGCGTTGCTGCTGTTGCTACTCAACCATCACTAGAAATAAAAGCAGGTGAACTATTTATAAGCCCTGAAGCTTATGTGGTTACTACGGGTATTAATATACTTAGTACTACTGCTTCAGTACCTTATACTGCTAGAGAGTGGTAAGCTATGCTACTTCTAACAAACAATTTAGTTACAGCAAGTAGTGCAGTTTCTAGTATTGATTTAGAAGTCCTAAAAGCAAATGTATCAGCCTATACTGAATTATTTGAAATGGATTGTACTGCAATTAGCGGTATAGGAATTGTATATTATTTAACCACAAATAAAACTGCGGTTAGTTTTGGCGGTATTACTTATAATCCATTTCCAATGAGTATAGAAGGTATTAAAAGCAGTTCTGATGGTGCTCCAGCAAGACCAACAATTCAAATGTCTAATATTGCTAATAATCTAGGTTCTTTAATGAAATTTATAGGTTCATTAGCTTTTTTACATGAAGATTTAATTGGGGTTAAAGTTACTTACATTAGAACTTTTGCAAGTTATTTAAATAGTGCATCAAGAATATCAGCACCTCCTTTAAAATATACTATATCCAAAAAGATAGAACATAATAAAACTTCTTTAAAATTTGAACTTAGAAATCCATTAGATAAAGAACGAGCCTATTTACCTAAACGTCAAATGCTTAAAAGGGATTTTCCTGGACTTGGTATTAATAAACGAGTAGGTTAAATGCAACTATCACAAGAACAATTTAATGAAGTTTCTAATTATACGTTAAATTGTCACCCTAATGAAATGTGTGGTATATTAGTTGAAGATACTTTTATACCTATTCCTAATATTCATAAAAAACCTGAAAATAATTTTACTTTATGCCCAGTTACTTTAGTTAAATATCTTGGTAAAATACAAGCTATAGTTCATAGTCATTGTAGAGATTTAAAAGCTATCGAAGTATTCGATCTTCGTACACCTTCTTATAATGATTTAATTGGGCAAAAGAAAAGTAAACTTCCTTGGTTAATTGTTAGTTGTGAAGGAATTAATGTAACTTATCCATTAGAAATACCTAGAATAAAAAATAATGACTATTTAGAAAGACCTTTTATTTGGTTTATTAATGATTGTTATAGTTTAGTTCAAGACTATTATTTATTTGAATTAGGTATTGATTTACCAGATCATAAAGCTGATGAAGATTTTTGTAATATGAGAAAACTACATAACCTATTTGATGATTATATTAAAGAATATGGTTTTATAGAATTACCTGCTACTGTAGAATTACAAAAAGGTGATTTACTTTTATTGGATAATGCAGGTCATACAAGAAATCATTTAGGTATTTATGAGGATGGTTATATACTGCATCAAGGTATGTTATCAATAAAAGAACGAGTTGAACATTTTATAGGTCGTATTCATAAGGTACTAAGATATGATAGTTAAAGTATATGAAGATTTAGAAAACTTTGATGAATTTAATTTTAATGTTGATAATATAAAGGATATATTATCAGGTATAAAAATGTTAAAAGGTGAAGAATATTCTAATACTATTTTAAATTTTAATTATAAATACATTTTAACTTCAAATGATATAAATATTAATCCTATTTCTTTAAATAACGATACTATTTTATCTAATCTTAACGGTTATGATAATTTATTTTTATTTCCTGAGGTATCAGGTCAAATAGAGGAAGCAGTTATAATTGCACTAGCAGTTGACGCTTCAGTTGCAACAACAGCAGGTACTTCAGCTATAGCTTGCTTTGTTATAGAAAATGCAGCAGCTATAGCTATAGCTGCAAATATAGCTATATCCGTTGGAGTATCAATGGCTTTAAACGGTATTATGCAACTTCTTTCACCAACTACTTCTTTTTCATCTGATCCTGCTCAAGCTCAACAAAAACAAAGTTCATTATTTAATGGAGCACCTTTAATTAGGGAACAAGGTGGTAGTGTACCTTTATGGTATGGCTCAAGTTATATTGGTGGTGTATTAGTTAGTTCAAGTATTTCTACAGCGGAAGGTTAATAATGGAACAAAATGAATTAATATCAGGTTCCGGTGGTAAAGGTAAGCATTCCCATACCCCTATAGAATTTAATGATACTTTAAAAAGTAAGCAAGTTATTAAATTACTTTTTGCAGTAGCAGAAGGTGAAATAACCTCTATTGATGATATACTTTTGGATAAGGTATCTATTGCAAGTTATAACGCCAGTTATACTTGGAAAAGTGGTTTATCAAATCAAACTGTTATTCCAGGTTTTATTGATACAGAATCACCTTTACCTAGTTTTACAGCGGTTGCTCTTATTCATGCTACTTTTTTTACTTATAATATTGATTCATTAATTGATGCAGTTAGAATAACTTTTAATCTTGATAATTTAAGACAAATACAAGCTAATGGGGATATGACTGGATATAGTGTATCCATTGATATTTTCACTAAAGCTACTACAAGTTCAAGTCAAATTCTTTATAAAACTACTACTAAAACTGGTAAAGCTTCTAATCCCTATAGTTGGGATATAATAGTTAATAGACCCACTAATTACATTCCTGGGACTAATTGGTCAGTTGTAATTAATAGATCCAGTGCAGATGATTCAACTGTAAAAAATAATTCTGTTACACGCCTTGCAGCAATAACTCAAATTTATCACAAGCAATTAACTTATCCTAATACAGCTTTAGTAGCAGTAACCTTAAATGATGCTGGTGAATTTGGAGGTCAAGTACCTCAAATTCTTATAAAAGGTAAAGGACGAAAAGTATCAATACCTTCTAATTATAATCCTACTACTAGAGTTTATACAGGGACTTGGGATTTATCCATGAGTGCTGTAAAGCAATTTAGTGATAATATTGCTTGGGTTTTATACGATGTATTACATGACTCTACTTGTTTAGGTATTGATACTGCTGACTTAGATAAAACTTCATTTTATTTATTGAGTCAATATGCCGATACCTTAATACCTGATGGTTATGGTAATAATATACCTCGTTACTCTATAGGTAATCAATTCTATGCTAGGGATAATGTACCTACGTTTCTTCAAAATTTGTTAGCTATCTGTAATGGAATGCTTACAGAAAATGAATTTGGACAGATTAAAATTATTTTTGACCAACCTAATTTATCAGCAAGTAGGCTAGTAACTAATTCTAATGTAATAGGTGGATTATTTAATTATAGTTCCAACGATTTAGAAAATAGGTATTCCCTTGTAAATATTACTTATAACAATTACCTTAGTTATAACGAAACAGATACTGCTACTTGGTCGGATGATGCTTTAATAACTCGATATGGTTTACAGACTTGTGATATTGTACTTCCGGGCTGTGTATATGAAGCGCAAGCTATAAGGAAAGCTCGTTGGGCTATTTATACTAATGCAAAGACTACAAAACTTCTTACCTTTAATGTTCTATTTGAAGCTTTATCATTCAGAAATGGTTCTATAATTAAAGTAATGGATAGCGATAATGCTGATGTTAATCAACATGGTGTTATTACTGCTACGAGTAGTTCAGCAGGTACTACTACTATTGTTATGGATAGAAGTATTACTTTAGCTGCTCAAACCTATACAGTTACTTTTTATGGAATTGATGGGGTTACTTTATATAATAAAACTTTACTACAAACCAATTCTACAGTATCTAGCATTAGTTTTGTGGGTACTGAAGTTCCTTTATTAGCAAGTACTTTTATACTTTCAGGTACAGTAGTTCCCCAATTATTTAGAGTTGTGGGTAATGCTAAAAATACCGATGATAGTTACACTATATCGTGTTTAGTTTATGATAATGCAAAATTTACTTATATAGATCAA